TGATTCTTTTGATATTCAAATTTTTCTTCATCCAAACCAAGTTGTTCGTCTGCAACTGCAACAACTTCTTTTTGAACAGTGATTGACTGAAGATGATTTTGATTTATTTCAAAAAATGTTCCGGCAATAGATGCTGCCAATACTTTGATGTTCTTTGTAATCTCTTTGAGACTAGATTCCATAGAACGAAAAATTGTTTCGAAGGGGTCGCTGAGTTCAACAGACAAATCAGTTGCAGCGCTTTTTTCAATACGAGTAACACTTCTTTCAAACGAAGAATTGGCAACCATTAAGTCTTTCGTTATTTCAGAAAGCTTAGAGGTTGCCGGTAATAATTCACCTGAAAGTGGTTGTATCTCGTTATCGTTATCTGCCATTTTTTTGCCTGATTCGTTCGTTCTCTTCTTTAACGTGTTGAATTAACATCATGACATAAATCTCCCTCTCCCAAGGCAACATCTCATTCAATTCCGTCAAAGAGTAATTATGATGTTGCATCAACTGAAAATTCAGTTGGTAATGATTAACTAAGTTATCATGAGAGAGGCATATTAAAAAAAATTCTGCATACCCTCAATAATTCTATCGTTTTCCTCTTTACAGTCTATACATGTGAATTGTAAATGATATGTTGTTTTTGGCATGTCCTGTAAGAAAGCTGCAACCTTTGCAAATTGACCTGATGTCATTGACTCCAAAAACTCATCAACCGCCTCTTGTGGTTCATCGTCTAATGCGACCCGTTCTTCTGCTGTGCGAATGGCTTCCATACATTTTGAAATTAAGATGAATGCATTCTTGGACGAATCGTCAAGTTCCACCTGTCCTTCTGATAGATGTTTGTATGAAGGGTAACGCATCTCGACACTAATATCGTCATTCAGTTTAATAATATTATCAATCTTTTCAGGCATACTAACCTTCACCTGTTCAAGGTCAATTTCAACATCGTTTTGAATATCACAGTGCGAACATTTAACAGCCACCTTTGTTTTTTCACCAACAGATTTCGCACGAATTTGAGTAAACATATACTCAACATCGAATGTAGTAAGTTTATTGCGGTTGATAGAATCCTCGACACAAGACTCAATTGTGTCTAGTACCGCTCTTAGAGTTGATTTTTCATCTCCTGATTCGAATGCCATTAGAAGAATTTTTTCTTCCTTTACAAGATAGGGTCTAAATCTTACCGTCTTTTGAGTTGACGGAATTGTCAACTCATATTTTGGTGAGGAATTAAGTTTAGGTAATGCCATTTCATCGTTCTCCGTTTAATATAGACATAAAATATATTTAAGCACCGCCAGGAATCTGCGGCGGTTTACTGTTTTGCAACAATTCCTTCTGATGATTTCTTTCTAAAAAAGAAGATTCTCTATTTGACTTCCAGTTTTTATATACAAAGTCAACAGATATTTCTACTAACTGATCCGGTTGATCATTATATGATGGACCAGTCATCGTTACTGGATATGCATCTTCCAGCAGACAAGCATAAACCACGTCGTAAGGTATATCGAAGTCTCGTGTACTACCAGATGACGTTGATGTTGGGTCAGTCGGTGAAGTTATGTTTGCTTGTAATTTGTCTATGGTTGTGGTTGGTTTTAATTGTTGAATATTAATATTCCTAGTATAGTCATTGAAATAACCAATTTGGTATGTGGTATTATTAACAATTAAATTCATCCATTCTTCGAAAAAATATCTAACGTAAGGGTCGTTCAAAACCAAAAACGTCATAGTAACATTTGGTTTTTCATAACCGTATGCGACCGTTTGTTTGGAGATACCAATCAACCTTTCGTTCGTAAGAATCTGTCTACCAGGCATGTTTGTTGAACGACAGAGAAGGTCTATGTTTTTTGACTGTTCCTGAGCAGGTAAAATCACACGAAATAGATTTCCTGAAGCGACACCGCCACCCGAACCTACTACATTTTTTAACTCTTCTATACTATAGGCCACTTATAACTTCCCTTGTGTTCTTGTATGCAGCAGATTGTCCCGCGCCTCTCCACTGTGCCGTTGGTAAGAAGGTCGCAATCTCCCACTCTGGTGCGGGCACAAATGCCAACTTATCTTCTACCTGTCTGGTTAGGTAGTGTTTAAAACAGGGTTGAAACATTTTCAACCTTGATGTGTTTTTTAACATTCTGTAAGTAATACCTAACCTAGTATCTTCATCATAGTTATTATCAGTCGTATAGTTCATCAACGAATCAAGAAACTTAGCTCTCAATGCGATTGGTAGATAATGTAAGTTCAGCCCATAAAATCCTTTGGGCGCTGGCCCAGCAACAATCACGAGAGGAAATGCATCCCAATACGGTAATGTGTCCCTATGTTTTGCATCATAGAAGAACATCGCCATCTTACCAATCACCGCTTTATTTCTTCCAGTACTTACAGACTGTCTATCGATCGGGTCTTCTTTCATTAATGCTCGTCGATTGACCTGCATATTCTGAACCTTTTTTCTAAACCACTCTCGTGATTCACGAGAACGTGGAGTGATACCAGCTCTAAATGCCTGTTGTTCTACTTTCTGGAAAAGATTACTCATGCAAACTATTTAGTCTTTTTTCTAGAATATTTTGGAAGGGGTTTTAGTTTTTTGAGAGGCTTTGGCATAATTCCCATCAATCTTAACTCAATTTCGGTCCATATCTCAAACTTCCATTCTCGGTCTTGTGCGTATTCGTTTGCTGCTTCCCACTTATTTCTGTTCTTAATATAAGTGTACGCTTCTGTGATATATCGTTTAGTTCGCTTGTTACCTTTGGGTGGTTCTGTTTCCTTGTGAGGTTTAACTTCAATTAATGATGTAGTACCACTTTTCCAAGTAACCGTGAAGTCTGGATAGTAACGATGGTATCGCTTGTCAGCTTCATAGTAATATGGTATAATAATCTCTTCACTCGACCAAGAGACAACTTCTTTAGAATTGTCAAAGTACATCATGCAGTATTTTTCCCACATGCTTCTATAAAAAACCCGTGTTGGATCACCTTTATACTTCTTGAGATTTTTAACTTTGTAATTACCTGAATATGTCATTAAATCACTTATAAATAAAATTATTTATTAGAGTTTCAAATAATGGCTGAAACACAATTAGAACCAACCTCAACCACTCTAGTCGCAGGAAAAGTTATTGCAGATACCACTTTTTCTGAAGACGAGAAAGACAATCTTATATTTCCGATATCCTATAGACAAGACTATTTGGGAAAAGTTGTTTTCTCTGTTGTCGAAGAAGAGGAAACAAATATAGAAGAAATAAAACAGGCAATGAAAACTAAACAGGAATCATTGTCAGAAAATAGTAATGCATTCGATGAACGTGGGGAAAGACTGAAAAAAAATGCACAGGAAAACGCTGAAGAAATAAAAAGACGGTCTGAAGCTAAAACCCAGTCATATCGCAAAAATACAGTTAATAAATCAGTTTTACAGAATGAACCATCACCTTCACAGAAAAGTGCAACATTGTTCTTACCTCAAGGGATAACGTTTGCAGATGGTGTACAGTATGAAAATGTTGACTTAGGCACTTTAGGTGGTTTAGCGGAACAGGCCGCTGGAGGTGCAATTGCGGGAGATGGTTTCTTAGGTTCCGTTGGTGGTGGTGTTACGTCTTTAATCGATTCGTTCAAAGGACCCACTGGTGAAGGTGCTGGACGTTTAGCTGCAAACGCAGCCTCTAACGTTTTTGGAAGCGGTGTTTCTGCTGGTGTTCGAGCTCAAACAAAAGTGACATTAAACCCTAACACACGATCGTTGTTCAAATCGGTTAATTTACGTTCTTTCAGTTTCACCTTTAAAATGATCCCACTATCAATCAACGAAAGTGAAACTATTAAGAAAATTGTTAAATTTTTCAGAACTGAATTATACCCTGAACATATTCTTCTGGGAGAAGAACAAGACCAAGCTGGTCAGGTCCCATTAGGATATAGATTTCCCAACAAATTTTTAATTCAAATGTATTATAATGAAAAACAAGTAGCAACAAAAATTTTACCTTGTTATCTTCAAAGTATGCAAACGGTCTATAATGGCACTTCGATGGGTATGCACGAAGACGGTAGTTTCCAAGAAGTTGATATTACACTTAACTTTACAGAATCTAGAACACTCAACAGGAAAGATGTTCTTAACAACGGATATTAAAAATGACACAATACTATTTTAGAAACTTTCCTTTTATAAAATATTCTTTTGGTGATAACGAACCTGAAGTATATTTTCAGAAAATGTCATCTGCTATCGATTTGTTCGATAATATAAAACAAGATGTATCATTTACAACTAAGAGAGAAATTCTTGATTTTGAGAGACCTGATACACTTTCCTATAAACTTTATAAAACAACAGATTATTATTGGACTTTCTTTTTGATGAACGATAATTTAAGAGAATCCGGTTGGCCTCTTGATGTAGACCGAGAGTTTACTGTGATAACGGAAAGATATCCCTACTGGTCTTTCATCACAGCCGATTTTTTCGCAGGACTCTTACAGGTAGGACAAGAACTTATTCTCACGGGGATTGGTGCTGGTGGATTCTTTGGTAAAGTCGTTAAAGCTGACCCTTCATTTGGTCAAATCATTTTTGAACCCACGTTCAAAAGACAGAATACACAAGACGTGGATGGACCTCCAATTGATGCAAGTGTCTCAGATGTTGAAAATTCTTTTCCTTCAATTCAGGGAATGCAGTTTGAAACCAATAATGTGATTTACAACTTGGCTGGTGCTTTCGGAAATGGGTCAACCACTAAAGAATATCTTGGCGTACATCACTGGGAAAACGCAGATGGTGAGTATCAAGATGTTAATCCCTTGACACAAGATATAACTGGTGTAAAAAGAGTAACTTTCAAAGATAATTTTCAAACTAAGAACCAATCTTTGAGAGAAATTTCTGTACTAAGACCCGGTATCGCCAGTCAGATAGTAGGTGAATTCCAAAAACTATTAGCATCATCATGACACAAAATCGTTCACAACAGTATAAAATACTAAAGGCAGAAATATCTGCTGAGAAACTAGGGGAACAAACAGTAGACGTTCGTTCACTAATACCCGAATTAGTGTTCTATGAAAATTTGGAATATCCTTACATCACAGGCAAGATGTTATTGATCGATGATAATTCAATTTTCGAATCTATAAATTTTAGAGGCACAGAAAAAATAACCTTTGAGATTGCAGGTGTCGGTGATGATTCTGAACCTATCATCGGTGGTTCGGCCGACAAAGAAAAAAGTTTTATTATGACTAAGGTAGAAAAATCCGTTCGAACCAATGACCGAACAGATGTTTTATTAATATCTCTGGTTGAAGAACATTTCCTATTGAGCAAATTAACAACGGTTAGTAAAACTTTCACTACTAACCTAGAAAGTATGATAACAGAAATTATTGTAGGTTATCTGAAAAAGAATGTGGATCAGTCTTATCTAACAAAGTCGGCGCAAGGTGTTAGGAAAGTTAATGTGCCATATATGCATCCATTAGACGCCATTGATTGGTTACGTGATAGAATGACCACTGAAATAGGCGCACCTTACTTTGTTCATTCATCACTATACGATAATAATATTCGTATTTCGAGTCTTGAAGGATTTTTAATACAAACACCTTTCAATAAAAAAGTGCCCTTTGTTTATTCTTCGAGTTTTTCTGGAAATGCAGAAGCTATCTCTGAAGATAAAAAATATTTTATGATAGAGGGATATAAGAAAGAAGCTTCTGAAGATTCTTTGATGATGATAAGTAAAGGGGCACTAGGGGCGGCTTACAATAATACAGATACCGGAAACGGTATAACCACACGTGACAGTTTTAAAATTAGAGACGTTCTGTTAGATATGAAAAGTAAAGAACTTTTGCCCGATACTTCAACTCAAAGTGTTTTTGACGAAAGTAAAGTTATAGGAAACGATTTTATTGATAATTACCAGTCTAAAATTTATCATCAGGTAAGTTCCTTTGGCACTTACGATACTTTTTTGGGTTACCATGATGTTGTTGATTCTCTTGACAATACCTTGAAACTTAAAAATTCTTCGTTGAGAAATTCTTTGTATCGAAATATGATTAATCTAAGTGTACCTGGCGTACCCTTTATGTACTCTAAAGCTAGTGTCGGAGACATAATGAAATGTACATTTAATTCTAGTTCGGCTGACCCAAAAAATTTAAGTTCAGATGATATAATAGATAAACAAAAATCGGGTAATTACTTGATATACGCTATTCGTCACACTTTTAAAGAATCACGCCACAGTGTATCTGTTAATGCTACCAAGATAACCAGAGAATTTCCTGAACGAGCGAATACTGGAGAAAGTGGTTTTGTTTAGATCTATACAAACAGAATATTATGGTGACCAACTTAGATGGTTTGTCGCTACTGTTATTAACTCTTCCCCACCCGCTGGGTTAGAAGGTAGAGTTCGTATTCGTATTCATGGAATTCATGACCCGTACACTGGAAATGTTTTAGAATCTGATTTACCTTGGGCTACAACTGTAATACCATTAACCGAAGGAGGGAGTTCTGGTTTTGGAAAAGTGCCTCAGGTTCTTCCAGGCGCACTGGTATATGGTTTTTTCATGGATGGTAAATCGTCACAAACCCCACTCATATTAGGTTCGTTAAATAAAACTGAGTTTCCAACTGATGTTCAGGCTAGGTCTTCTAAAGACAAGACATTAAGTCGTTTTAAGAATGAATATGACCCAGATAGAAAAATTGATATTGCTTCACAAGAAATTTTAGATGATAGCATACCAGATGCTAATGTTGCAACTAGAAGAAGTCAAGCGATGCGTTTTTTCATTGATAATGGATATACACCTAGACAAGCTGCTGGAATCACCGGATGTATTGAAACGATTTCTAGATTTGTAACCTTTAACCCAGATGATCCTAATTTACAATTTTTCGGTATCGCACAATGGGATAAGAACGGAACACGATATAAAAACTTGATTAGGTTTGCAACTCAAATCGAAAAACGTTCGTTCATCAATTTATTCTCGATTCAGTTACAGTATGTTTTATCAGAACTTAGAACAAGATTCGCCAACGTCAATGCAAAACTTTTAAAAACAGAATTGATTGACGGAACAGGCGGGTCAGTCGATATTATCAGTCGTTTATACTTAAAGGATAGATTCCTTGCTGGAGGTAATACAACATCATTTGATATGAGAAATAATAGAAAAGTTAACTTAGCAATAACGAACGCAACGAAAGCCTATAATGAAGTTACGGTGAGATAAATGTCAATAACAAAAGAACAATTAGACAAATCATTAAATTCGACTAAAACCACCTTATCTTATGGTGGTGTAGACGAAGCGTCAACCAATGTTAAAGAAACCTTCGATACTGTCAAAGTAACTGAAGTGGGTAAAGAAACAAATCAAGTTATAGGTGGTGTTAAATCTGTTACAAGTAAGACTGATATCATTGGTGCAGAAAATTTCACTCCAACTGAAGGGGTTTTAACGTCAGAAGCTTTGAATGGTTCAATTAATCCAGCACTTAATACAGATATTAGTAGTCTGTCTTCTGAGATTGGGGTGGGTGTTTCAATAACATATAATGATAGTGGACGTAACACTGGAATAAACTATGCTAAAAAAGAAAGTGGTTCCTTATCTTCAATCTTGAGTGGAATAACCGGCCTGGGAGTTGCGCCAGGTTATCTACAAAACATGATTTCTAATGCTAATTCAAAGGGACTGAACACATCAATTAATTCTGTTGCTGGAAATGTTGGGGCTTTTTCTAGTATTGGTGCAGTAAACAATCTATCATCAAGGACTCAAAGTATTATTAACGATGTCGTAACTAATGCAGTTACGGATGGTAAAACAGGTTCTACCACTAGGTTAACCGCTTTTCAAACTGAGGGAAATGACGCTATTACTGATGTTGCAAATACTGTGGTTACTGCAATATCTCCTAATGTTGGTAATGTATTGGGTGCGATAACTGGAAGAAAAGGTCAGGACGTTGTATCTTCAGTTAGGGAATATAAAAATACTAGAGCAGGTGTTGTGAATGAGAGAAACAAATTCATATCATCATTAGAAAGATCCTTTCCTATCGGTCAGCTAGGTTTTGTTCAAAACTTGGTTAGGAAACTAGACACCAAAAGTTTAGATACTGTGTTTATAGCTAACGGTATACGATTAGAAGAAAAGGACCGAAGTGAAATTATTCGTTTGTCTCAGGGAACAGAGGTTCAAAAGGCAGAGGCTAGAAGAATTTTACAAGATAAACATGGAAAGTCGCCCAAGGAAGTGACTGACCTGTTAGCTGAACTAGATTCGACTATTGCTGGTTCTGTTGTTGTTGATACGTCTAATAGTGTATTTGATGACCCCTTTAATGTTGGTGATGCTCAACGTTGGAACAATGGTGTTGGTGCTGAAGATTTCACATTTACTTTCATCTCCTCAGTGGAAGAACTAGATGCAGAATTTCGGTCAATCACTAGAGACGTAACCGAAATTGTGGTTCACTGGACCGAATCGTATTCTAATGCTAATATCGGAAGTGAGGAAATAAATAAAACTCAAATTAGATTGGGTTTAAATAGTATTGGTTATCACTATGTAATTCGTAGGGATGGTTCTGTACAAAGAGGAAGGCCTGTAAATATTCAAGGAGACCATGCAAACATTAATGGTCACAACGAGAGAAGTATAGGAGTAGTTTTCGTTGGCGGTATTAATGCGCCCACTGGAACACCGGACCCATTAGAATATAAATCTGTTACTTCTTTAACACGAAGTCAGTTTACATCATTTCAGGAGATTTGTAAAGCGTTTTATAGAACTTTTCCAGGCGGACAGATATTGGGGCACAATGACCTAGACCCTCTAGAAGATGATCCCGGCTTTGACGTTAGAGATTTTTGTGAAGATGTGTTTGGTAAAAAAACATTGTTTACCGACCCATCAACCCAACCT